AAAGTCTGATATCCAGCAGTCTATTGGTCGTGTCATGAGAGAAACACCCGGTAAACAAAACAACCCACAGATTTATGACATTGTAGATCAATGGTCTATACTTCACGCCATGTATAAGAAACGTCTAAGAGTATACAAACAAGGGGGTTTTAACATAACTATGAACCTTGAAAAGGAAGAAGAATCCCCTTTCCAGGGAAAGTGTTTAGTTTTATAATCTGAGTCTGTATTAGAAAATGTCTGGTGCATTAATTCAACTTGTCGCGAAAGGTGCCCAAGATATATTTTTTACGAGTAACGAAGGAACATCTCTATTCTCTGAAAAATTTTCGAGACATACAAACTTTGCTCAAGCTCCCAAGTTTATAAAAGAGTTTACTTTAGCGGATGATTCTTGCGTCATCCCTTCCTATGGAGATCTTTTGACCGGTCTCTGGTTTGAAGGTGAAGAACTTGTCGAAGCTTTTCAAGGCGCTACGCTTGATCTTTATGTCGGAGGACAAAAGATTGACTCTCAACCCTTTGACTTTGTAAGTGATATTTACCAAAATTACTTGGCGGACACATACACAAAGTCCCAGGAGATTAACAACAAGTGTTCGGTGACGAATACTAACTTTCTTCCGTTGACATTCTTCTTTAATAGTCGAAAGTCTTTTATTCCCATGGTGGCTTTACAATATCACCAAGTCGAGGTTCGTGTTACTTTCACTGAGACGAATACTCCAGTCAAAGCTAAACTTTATGGAAACTATGTATTCCTTGACACACAGGAAAGGAAGAAGCTCACGAGTCATAAAATGGATTTTATCATCACACAGACTCAGATGATTAAGGAAAATTTGGTCATCGGCTATAATGACATTGATATTTCCAGCTTTAATCACCCAGTCAAGTCTCTGTTCTTTGGTATCCCAACATTGACAGACAACGTCGCGACCGATCGTTTTACATTTGACTCGGCGGACATACTTTTGAATGGTACAACACTTTTGGAAAATATGAGTCCGACATATTTTCATTCGGTCCAGAATTATTACAACTCAGATTACGGTATCTCGGCATTCCATGAAGAATACAACGTGCCATTCTATACAAGATACTACGCGTATCATTTCTGTATGAACGCATCCGAATACAAGTCAACGGGTAACTGTAATTTCAGTCGTCTAGACAACGCTAAAATTCAGATAAGAAATGCAATCGTCGGAGCTAATCGTTCGAATGAAAAAATTCGTGTCTACGCAGTGAACTTTAACGTGTTACGAATCCAGGACGGGATGGCTGGAATTTTATTCGGAAACTAATGTAGAATACCATGGTTGGAAAGACAACTCAGGTTAGAGAGATGATTATTAATCGCCTCGACCAAACTGGTGAAAGGACGATTATTGATCGGACGGCGACAAAGACGGACGTGTTTGAAAAGGCTCAATTTATACAACAAGTTGCCGGCACACAAATACTTGCGACAAACAACTTTTCGAACATTTTGGTCTCACAAGCCGACATAACACGTATAGATGGTATCTTAACTGAAAACAATATAAATCCTGATTCATCGGCGTTCGACGATCTCCGTGACGATCACGACTCAAATGCCGCAAGAATTTCAATTCTTGAGACTGTACATCTTGCAAATGCTTTGATCCTCAATAACACCTTCGCAAACGTCACATTTCTTCAGTCCAATGTTGTTGATATCACAGCGAATGTTATAGAACTTGAAAGTAACTCTTTTGCTACACATACCAACGTCGCAACACTTCAAATGAACGTCGTAACTATAGAGAATAATATAGTTACGATTGAAAGTGATGTTACCAGTATTAACAACCAGATTTCTGGTATTGCAAACTTTGGTGATATCGCGACACTTACATCAGACGTCGATGAATTAAAAAATCGCGTCGAAGGTACTGATTTTGTAAAAATTGGTGGTGGAACTACCGGTGAGGGCACCCTTGGAAGTCAGCCAACAATTGTAGGTATAAACAGTGGTCAGAACATAGGTAATTATTCTATTGCGGTTGGTTATCAAACACAAAATTTTGGTCAACCCAATGATGCACTCAACAACACAATAGTTCTTAATGCAACTGGAGCAGGTAAAAATCCATCAAGGTCTAGTGCTACATACATCACACCCATTCAGGAAGACAATGCGAATGTCATTGCTATCATGGGTTCTAATACAGCTACGCATGAAATCGTGACGACTTCTTTGCTTCGTCTCAAAGATTCCGATATTCAGTCAAATACAAATATCAAGGTGTACACCGATGACTTTGCGACTCTTAAAGCGTCTATAAGTAATGACTCTGGTAACTCTTCATTTGCTGGTAACATGCAAAACCAAGGGACACTCGCAGTGGGTGGTGTTTCATCCTTTTCTGGAAACATGTCTATTAAGGACAGCTCGTTTTTAGTAAAGTCCGGAACAGTCACAAAGGCGTCGATCAATAAAGACGGTACGTCGTCGTTTGCCGGTGTGATGTCGGTCAATAATGACGCAAACTTTGATGGTACTGTCACATTCAAAAATAGTGGTACCGAAACTGCGAAGATTAACGGTACAAACGGAACCTCGTCGTTTTCGGGCGCCATGCAAGTCAATAACAAGTTAACCGTCGATGACTCATTTTTGGTGGCTAGTGGTGGTGCCACAAAGGCTCAAATTTTAAATGATGGAACGTCTTCATTTTTGGGTGCCATGCAAGTAAACAACGATGTAACTGTCGACGGGTCCTTTTTGGTGAAGAATGGTGGTACGACGACAGCAGTTAAGATTACAGATGATGGTATCGGTTCTTTTTCAAGTGGTCTGGTTTCTGGTACATATACTGGGTACGGTACTACACAATTGAAAGAGGCCAAGTTTCGAATAACCGATGCAGCTGGGACTGTCATTAAAACAGTCCTCGATATCGACGGTACATCTTCATTTTCTGGTGCTATGCAAGTAAACAATGATGTAACTGTCGACGGGTCCTTTTTGGTGAAGAATGGTGGTACGACAAAGGCTCAAATTTCAGATGATGGAACGTCTTCATTTTTGGGTGCCATGCAAGTAAACAATGATGTAACTGTCGACGGGTCCTTTTTGGTGAAGAATGGTGGTACGACAAAGGCTCAAATTTCAGATGATGGTACTGGTTCTTTTGCGGGTGGTTTGACAATTAACGGAAGTATGAATATATACGACGATATTAACGTTTATAATGGACCTACTCTTAAATTTGATGTAGATTCGGCAACGGGTAATGGTTCTTTTGCTGGAAATTTAAAAGCTGCAGGGGCTGCTACCATGGGTAGCACTTTGACTGTCACGAGTGATGGTTCCTTCGGTGGTAATTTACAGTGTAATGGTACAGCCACTTTGGATGATGTGACAACGTCCGGAACTGGTTCTTTTGCTACACTGGAATGTGATGGTACAGCCACTTTGGATGATGTGACAACGTCCGGAACTGGTTCTTTTGCTACACTGGAATGTGATGGTACAGCCACTTTGGATGATGTGACAACGTCCGGAACTGGTTCATTTGGTACTTTGAACTGTGGTGGAACAGCCACTTTGGATGATGTGACAACGTCCGGAACTGGTTCTTTTGCTACACTGGAATGTGATGGTACAGCCACTTTGGATGATGTGACAACGTCCGGAACTGGTTCTTTTGCTACACTGAAATGTAATGGTACAGCCACTTTGGATGATGTGACAACGTCCGGAACTGGTTCTTTTGCTACACTGGAATGTGATGGTACAGCCACTTTGGATGATGTGACAACGTCCGGAACTGGTTCATTTGGTACTTTGAACTGTGGTGGAACAGCCACGTTAAATGGTTTATCGTTGTCTGGTGATAATTATATGACACTCGAAGCTGGTTCAAGTGCGAATGATAAATGTGTAATTAAACAGGTTGGTGGTAATAATGCGTACAAACTTATATTTGATTTCCAGGATGACGGAAATGACCTAGAATTTGGTCTACGATCTAACAATACAGAAAAACATACATGGAATGAAGGGGATTACACAGCTGCAGGTGATATTACCGCATTTTCAGATAGACGTCTCAAAACTGAGATAAAACCTATCGAAAGTGCTCTTGAAAAGGTCAAGAAGCTTTCTGGATATACATACATTAAGGATGGTAGACGCTCGACGGGTGTCATCGCACAAGAAGTTTTAGAAGTACTTCCAGAAGTTGTACACGGAGGTGAAGAAACAATGTATTCCGTCGCGTACGGTAACATGGTGGGTCTTCTTATCGAAGCCATCAAAGAATTGAGTGAACGATAGTCCTTTTTCCCATGCTTTTACAAAAACATGGCAAAAACGATTTTACTTTTCCAATGTGTCCATCAAGGCCAGTGTGAGGACACCAACGATGAAGAACATGACAACATAGTTGCACTCTGTGTCTTCAGACGTTTTCTGATTCACTACAACCCGCCGTCGTGGTCTGGGCATAGCGACTGGTTCTTCCTCAATGGGACAGTAACCTATCATTTATATTATACCTAAAGATTAATTTCGGTCTTCTTCTTTTTTCGACCTCGCTTGGATCCCCCGGCACCCACGTTGACTTCCTTAACTTCGCCACCCGTCGATTCTCCTGAGATAGACACGATATCAGACACGTCATCTTCTTCGGCGACCGTCGGCAAAGGATCTTCACGGACAACGGTCGAGGTGTTCATCGGTGGCGGTGGCGGCATCATGATACCACCCATCAAGCTGGAGATGTCTATACCCGGGCCTTGCATCTCATAAGAACCATCACTCGACATGGGAAC